GGGGAGTATAGACCACAGTTATTACTGTACTCTAATGGTATTTGGTTACGCAGATCCTTGCGGACCTGCGCAACAAGCCAAAGGAGGGCAGTACGGTGTTCAAGCACGGGTGGTAGGATTGTGAAATCCCCATCCGTACACCAACTGTGGAAACTGTTGATGATGCGCAAAAGCTCACCATCAACAGCGTCCTCTTTAATATAAAATGGCGTCACATCGACTCCGTTTTGGTAGTGCTTTCCGCAGCTTTCGCGAAAAGGACCTTTGTGAAAGCTCTTGCTGCTGTTTACTTCAAGGCCTAAGGCCTCAAAACAGTTGCGTAGCTGTACGAAGACAGACCCATTACAGGCAATGTCGTCGCCAAAGATTGCTATACGTTGATCAGGGCACTTTTCGACGTCCAAGACTGATTTAGTCAGGGCGTAGAATATTAGTGATTCTAGTTCAAATGTATAGCCATTACCCATGCTGCTGATCATCTCTAATGTTTTCCAGGAGCCGTCAGGCATCCTAGTTAGAGGCGACCTAAGCTCCAAGAGGAGCTCATACCACTTCGGTGGAAGGAGTAAACAACACAATAAACGCGTCAAGCGATTGCTCGCATTGCGGAGGTCGACCGTCATGATGTCACCATCACGACTGCCGAGGTATGCCAAGTGCTGATTATGCGCTTGGCTACGTAGGTCTATACCTACTTTCCTAAGGCTCCTAGCAATTGTGATTCCGACACCCCTCTGAAGCAGCATATTACCGTCCGGCTCAATAAGAATCGTGCGGTCAGTGCTGGCATCTTTAGGAACCGTATCAAACCGGCTCCCGGGGACGATGTTGAAAGGACAAGGTACCCCTCGGAATGAACCGACGGGAAAATCACCTGATGTACTGGAGAGTACACCGGGCATACCCCATGCAACATCTAAAACTTCAGATGTCTTCCAAACACCGACTAGGTGACGGAGGGCAAGCGGTGTAACGTCAATGCGTGGGCGTGCCCACCATTTGAGCGCAGGATGCGCTTCAGAGCGTTTTCTGCTCGTCGATGCACCACCCGTGAACACAGAATCCAGGTAGATCCGACTCAGGACCGGATGTTCCCCGAGGATGTCTTCGCAGATTTGCGAAGCTCGGACAACGTACGGTGCTACCCAATCGGGCAGGTCTCCTGAGTTGAACTCTGCGTTTTGTTCTTCACATTCAAGGAAGCTGCTGATGGCCTCATCACGAAGTGATGGGTTGCTAACAACTCGCTTTCTCCCTAAATTATACGCCAACCAGGAGGCTTTCGCCTCAGCAGGTGACATTAGAGAAAAATCCGGCAGGTCTACGCGGCAAACACCATTGTTATCGGTGCGATTCGCGGAGCCTACAGCCTTTAATAGTTTACGAACAACGTTACATGTAAATGAAGGGCCCATATAGGCTAACCTCGCAATCTCTATAAGTCAAGCAGCTGTGCAGAATGCACAGGCCAGGATTTACTCGGACGGCTGGACGCCATCCTCGTACATCGCCTTCACAACAGTGCTGGAAACCAGCGATTTAAACTGC